CCACCTCATAAGTAATAAGGCCTTCTCTGTTGCATTAAACGATGCACTTGCTCCTACGTCTGCTTTATTGCTTGTGTCTATCTCCAATTGGTATTCAGTACCATCTACAGCAACAATTTTATAAACGGCAATTCCTCCGGCTAAAACTGATTGCAACTGAGCAATGCCTTTTACCAAAGGTTTAATATCCTGCACTGTCATCTTTTTCTATTTTTTCTTTTCTATTTAATTTATTGAAAAAATTTATTCTTTTCAATTTTACTATGGTCTTATTGGCGTTGGCCATATAAGAATTTTTTGCTTTCTTCTTTTTATTTAAGCTAACCATTATGTGAACCTAGTAGGATTCGAACCCACGATAGCACGGTGTTAGAAGCCGGCGCAATCGACCACTCTGCCATAGGTCCAATTTGGCTGTATCACTACAGCCATAACACTTAACTAGTGCTGATTAATTTTAATTTCTTAAAAAGATTATCGTGCCCTAGTACAGCTAAAGACGTGGTTTTATTACCAAGGTCAGGCTCTTTAAACTCCGTAAAGTCAATAAACCTTTCGCTTAGTTTTTTCTTCCACCTGTTAACATCAGCACTTAAATAAATTAAATGCTCGTTATTCCAACCACTTCTATGCTCAATAAGCCATTGAGCAACAGCATGACCACCTTGTACGCAGCCATATACAGGCTCAAGAGTTTTATCAATTAAGACATATAACTTATTCTTTCCCATCTTCAACAAATTTATTATATCTTTCAATAACTAAATTCTTAAAATGAGGAATGGCATAAGATTCTGTTAAGTCTCCACCACTATAGACAATTCTACCATGATATAAACCTTTCCAACAACGATTTCTCACTTCGTCTTCAAGATATTCATCACGCTCTTTGCCTACTAATCTATGCTTGAAAATGTAATATGCTACATAATCACGATGCAAGTGGTACTTATTACTTTTAATAAAATCTTTAAATCTAAGATACTGTTCTTTTGTGGTTGCTTTATCTGTAAATTGTAATTTTTCCATTTTTGTATGATATTTAAATTGTTATTTTAATTTTTGATTTTAATTCACTAATCGCCATAAACAAATAAAAATCATACACCTGGGCTACGAATTTTCAGCTACCAAAATTGATTGATAATCTACCAAAAACTTTTCATAACTTTACTTATTTTTTTAAAAAAATTAAATTATTCTGGGGGTAGTGAGGGAATCGAACCCACGTAAAGAGAACCACAACCTCTTGTCCTACCGTTGAACGAACTACCCCATATTATGCGGGACATGGGGGACTCGAACCCCGAACTTAACAGTGACAGTGTTATATGTTAGCCAATTACACCACACATCCCGTTTAGGAAACTTTTTTTCTAATACCCAATATTAAATTATACTTGCTGTAAGTTTCCTTGAATTGTTGCGGGAACTGGGGTCGAACCAGATGTTACCAGCTTATGAGACTGGCATGTAAACCGTTTCATTCTCCCGCAATATATTATAATATTTCTTTCAATTTCTTTAGTTCTTCAATTTTTGAATTTATTGATGTGCAATCAAAAGACTCTGCAAAGTCTTCCTTGACTAATGAATTCAAAACAGAATCTACGCCATGCTTTACATCTTCAAGTAATTCATTATAATACTTTTTGCCTACAATCTTTTGTGCTTCAAGTTTTTCATAACCAGCATCAATAAGATTTTTATAAAGTTCCTTTCTAAACTCAGAATCTAAAATCTTTCCCATAACTTATTTGTTTTTATTTATTAGGTATCTTTTGTATATCAGAATTGTTAAGTTTTACATCGCAATCAATGTACCCTTTCATTCTATTATAAAGCCTCACATTCAAAGTATCATCATCTTTTTGAGATATATTTTTCTCAGTCCAATGTATGTCAACCTCGTATTTGGCTATTACGCTATCACCATCCATTACCTCTGTAATGCCATTTTTCTCTTTAAACTTATACTTAGCCATAACTGATAGCAAATATACAAAAAATATTTTTAAAAAGAAAATTATTAATTAAAAAAGTTTAAAACTTAGTGTAACTATCTAATTTTCAATATGTTATGTGGACCTAGAGAGGTTCGAACTCTCGTCTTGCTCAGCGTCCCATAGAAATTTATACAAGCTTTAATTTTGGTAAATTTACTTACCGCCACCTCATTTTGAGAAAACGAGGAAAACAATAGGGGATGACTAGATTGTCATCAGTTCCACCATCTTGACGTGCAACGCCAAGAAAATTACTAGGATGTTCTGTTCCTAAGAGCCTAGTCTCTCGACCTATGCTTAGGCTGCAATAGCCATTGCATAAGCAGGAGAATCTACATTCTCGCCGTTTATATTTTTTTGCTATTTCTAGTGTATGCCCACTGCTTGATTTCTACCAAACTACTGCCAATCTATTCCAATTAGGCCCGTTAAAAAATAGGGAACGATTTATTAAACCTTAAAATGCAAAGAATCGAACTTTAACATTGCTGCTAGTTCCCTTGATTTGTGGAGCCAGAGGGAGTCGAACCCTCGACCTCCTGCTTGCAAAACAGGCGCTCTAGCCAACTGAGCTATGACCCCAAATTAGTGGTGTTAGCAGGACTCGGACCTGCGGCCTATTGAATATCAGTCAATTGCGCTACCAGCTGCGCCATAACACCATGTTTAGGAAACATTAATTACGTTGCTCTACCATCTGAGCTAAATGGAAATTTTACTTCCCACTACCGGATTCGAACCGGTGACCCACGGATTACAAATCAATTATTTAAAAATTTGCTGTTAGTTTCCTTGCTTTGTACATGGGGTAGGATTCGAACCTACGTGTGGAATGCTAGTTTGTAATACTAGTTGCTTCAACCGCTTGCATACCCATGCGTATGAGCTAATATCCTGTTAGTGGGGCGGGGCAGAATCGAACTGCCGCTAACGACCTGGATTTTCAGTCCAGCGCTCTACCTGCTGAGCTACCGCCCCAGTGGTGGCAGGAATTTTATTTGAAATGGAGTCGCTGCCATTAATCTCCATTATTCTGGACTTATCGCTTAGTCCACCAGCTATAGGCTACTGCGCCAATTGCTGCACCAAAAAGAAATGTAAACATAACTAATCTTAAATTATTTAATAAAACAATATTGTTTATTGCCCATAAGCTGTGATGAATTGCCTAAGAATATCTAACCTATTCATTACGCTTGTTGGAACAAAATTCTCCAATGCTTTTATATCATTATTCATAATCATACACCTTACCTTTGTGGCTGAAATGTTTTCAGCAATAGTACCCCTAGCATTCAACTTAAAGGAGACATAGTTCCTTGTGATAAATGGAGGGAACCAGAGCATAATTATCTCAAACCCATCTGAGTAATAAATTGTAAACTCTGGAGACCTGGTAATCCCAACAATCTTACTGTATAGGTAAAATCCCCAATCGTGAGAATTATCAGACTCATCTGTAAGGTCATCAAGAGGTGAAACTATAACCCTATTGGCTTCATCAGCGCCAAAGGTCTCGTGTATTGCCTCTGTAGCCATATCAAGCCTCATGTTGATAGGAATTGGATTTCTCTTATTGAGTTTATCGGCAGAGCCTACTAAAACTAAAACCTTATCATTTTCGTTAAGAGCTTGCCTAATCAATTCTAGATGGCCATTATGTATTGGCTGTAATCTAGCTATTATCACTCCTACTTTTTCTGCCATTTTTTTATAACAATTCGTTACCACATATTTTGCATTTTTCCTTTAAATCTCTCATAAAGTCAAATGCTTCATCATTTGATGTGAAATGTCTTATTTCATCATTTTTCTCAAACTTAATAACAACACGAGCCGTTCTATAGAATTCTCCTGTTTTTTCGTCATACTGCGCCCCATAGTTTCTTGCATAAGCTCTAGGGCTTAGTAAAGATTTATAACTTCCTCCGTCCCAATCATGCCATACATTTTCATATAGGTCAGTTTCAGCATATTTTATTTTGGGCTTTACAAATGGAAATTTCCTCTTTGATACTATATCGCCTTTTTTATATTTTGGCGCAGGCATATTAATATTTTCTCTTGGATGAAAATCCAAACCAGTTATGGACGAATAATATCTTTTCGATTTAAAATTCTGCTCTACTTCATTCATTTTTCAGTATATCTAAAAATAAAGCCACAAGTTGGACATATAAACTCTTCACCATGTTCGTCAATTGCTTTTGCAATGTTTATTTCAACATCATTGCCACACTTTCCGCATTTTACTTTTTTCATAACTTATATTAATTTATTATTTGTACGCCCGGAGAATTTCGAAATCTCGACCCTCGGTTTAAGAGACCGATGCTCTGCCTCTGAGCTACAAGCGCATATTCAATAGATGTGCGCCCGCTGGGACTCGAACCCAGGACCCCGAAATTAAAAGTTTCGTGCATCTACCATCTGAGCTACGAGCGCATTTCCTTTACTGCGTCATAACTCTTAGTTGACGCAGACTTAAACCTGTTTATATGTCTTCTGTTTTCGTTTCATATCTTAATAATTTTTTAATATCATTGTCGTTAAACACGGGTCATCAGTTCTTTCGAACCCAAACTTCTTATAAAATTCTATAAGACCCTTTGTTGTTGTATATTTTATCTTTTCTCCGATTCTAGGCATCGGTTTTACTAACAAACTTATCTCATACCCTTTGAATATTTCAATGGCTTTATTGAGCATCATTGTGGCAATTCCTTCGCCTGTGTGCTTAATGTCAGTTTTAACATATGTAACATATACCTTGTTATTTCCTTTATCTTCCACTCCAAGTTTACCAACCAATTCACCATTTTCATAAGCGTTTATGTGGTAAATATCGCCAACTCTAAATTCATCGAGTTTTACCATCGTTTTTTAACGTCTCAAGAATATGTTCTTTCCAATAATTTCTCCGGGTGCTATTTTTATTCTTAGATTTGAAAGTGTCTAATTGACTATCACAATTTGGACAAATCATCCTAAGATTTTCCCTTTTGTTGTTTGAAGCGTCACCATCAATATGGTCAAGAACAAACATTAAAGGCTTTCCATTATGTTCTGGTTTACACCCGCATATTGCACAAACACCCTTTTGCTCTTCCATAAATTCATTTTTGAAATTTTTAGGGGTGTAATTACCTTTGCAATATTTTTCATTATTCTCCAAAAAATCAGCATAACTCATCTTGTGTTTGTGTTCTGCTGAGCATTCAAAAGAACAATATACTTTATCTTTTCTTGTAGTTACAAACTCTTTGTTACAATTTTTACAAATTCTTTTAATCTCTTTCATGCGGTGAGGGAGGGATTCGAACCCCCGGAACGCTGTTAACGCCCGCTGCTTTTCAAGAGCAGTACCATAAACCACTCGGACACCTCACCATTGAAGGTAATTAATAAACAACCACGTCACAAATAGATTGCCAATCATTGAGCTTCGTGAAACGTGGGCTTGCACCTTCTATGCTACGCTCGTGACACCTCACATAGACCCTTAGTTTATTTCATACCTTTTTTTGCGTTTGGGATAGGATTCGAACCTATGGAGGTACTCATTTCCCTCGGCAGGTTAACAGCCTGCTGCCTTAAGCCACTCGGCCACCCAAACTTATTATTCTATGCAAAGGTACAAAAAATATTTTTAATAACAAAATTTTTTTAGTTAATTTTTCTTAATTCAATTCTCCATTCATCTCCTATTGCTCTCCAAAAATCATGCCCTTCTTCTGTTTTTTCCCATAAAAAGGCATATTGCAATAAATCTGACGGTCTTTTTAAACTGTTAAAATAAGAAACGAATCCGCTACTTATTTCCTCTTTAAACGCACCTTTATGGCTTCTATTAGCCCAAAACACTCTTTCTGAAATGCCTTCTTCACTGTTAAAGCGCTTTATAAATTGAGCAAAGCAATTGCGATTTTTTAAGAACCTAAAAAATTTTTTTTTGATAATATCTTTATTATCGTTTTTCATATACGCAACATATTCCATAAACAATAAAAAAAAGCTGCTAAAGACTTTTAGGAGTTCTTCAACAGCTTGGTGTTATATAGTGAATTAAAGTGTATTTACATATCTCTAATATCTCATATTACCAATTGCTGTTTTAGAACCTTTGTATTAAAATCATCTTTTGATGCAGGCATAATAATGGCTGTGCTATTGCTAGAAGCAATCGCAAAATTAACGAATGATACCATATGTTTACTATTATTTGCCATGATTTTAATACTTTATTTGTCTATAATTATTAATTAATTTTTAAAAATACTGTTTTTTATTAAAAAAAGCATTTTTTTTCTTTATTTTCCAACAATTAATACTTCGTGAGAAGTCTTTATGTTATCTTTGTCATAATCTCTTCCAGACCTAACTTTACCTATTCTTGTTTCTCCTTGACCCATTGTATATTGCCATTTAACCTCATGGATTTCAAAATCCTTATAGGCTTCTCTTACCAATGAACAATCATTATATGATAGCAGAAATCCGCCTTTATGCTCATGTAATAGTTCAGCAAGTTTAATATGGTCAAATCCTTTATGGTGAATTGGAATATGTCCTGCTGGATACATACCCTTATGGGTTTTACTATCAGCGCATTCGTGTATAACATAAGGAGGGTCAAGATATAAAAACTCTCCTTGATTTTCCGGAATGCTCTCTTCAAACCGTTTGCAATACACCTTTAGATTTGGAACATAAAAATTCTTTATCTTTTCTAATGTAGAATTATACCTTTTTTCAGATTCATAGATTGATGACATCCACCCTAAAAACGCTGGTCCATATGATAACTGCATATTGAAATAATAATAGGCAGCAGCATCTATAGGGTCAAGTTTGCCATCGTACCCATTTTCTTTAGTCCAATGCTCACTTAATATACCCTTAACCCTTGCAAACTCTTCTTTTGTCGGCTTAAGTTCTGAAAGTTTCTTATATATTTCTTCCCCATTGACTGTAACTTGTTGCCAAAAATTAGCAAGCAAATCAAATATATCATAGCCAACGACTTCTAAGCATAATTCCTTAGCCAATGCTACTTCAACAGAGCCTCCGCCAATAAATGGGCTTACGACTTTCTTCACGTCTTTAGGCAAGTATTCAGTTACCATACCAACAGCGAGAGATTTACCGCCTGGGTATCTTAATGGACTGCCGAGATATCTTTTATATTTGTTATTTTTACCCTTTAATTCATCTTGAAATTCTTCTATTGTCATGTTGTATTTTTAGTACGCTATCATTTTATTTTATGCCATACTCATTTTTAAATTTATCAAAATAGTATGTTTTACTATCATATCTGGTTCTTGAAGATTTTCTTTTGCCACAATTACCATATGTTTCTGTCATTGCGTGGCAATTTGGACACAATACTTGAAGGTTTTCTTCTGAATTGTTACTTGAGTCTCCATCTTTGTGATGGATTTGCAAAATGCTGTTTTTGGTAAAAGTATTATACCCTTCAAAGCCGCAAATTTCGCATTTATAATTATTTTTTTCCAAAAGGTAATTCTTTATGGTATTAGACAAATACTCAGCACTACCTTTGTATTCTCCTTTTTTCCAGGATTCTATTAGTGATTTCTTTTTATATTCTCCTTGGCACTTATTTGAGCAAAATTTGTTGAAATAATCACCTTTTTTATGCTCAAATTCTTTTCCGCAGTTCAAACAAGTATGAATTGTATATGTTATTTTACCCTTGTTGAAATGTTCGTTAGGATTAATTTCTCTTTTTTGCTCAAGTTCAATCCCTAGTTTTTTTGCTGCTTTCTTAACAGCAGTTCCACTAACATCATATTGTCTGCCAATCCTCTCGTATGGTACACCTTCTTTTATAAGTTTCTCAACATTTTCCTTTTCATCTTTCCAATTTACTTTCATAATTTAAACTTTTTCTTATTATAAATATAGCAAAAAGTTCGAAATAATCAAGTTTTAACGATAAATTGTATAGGGGGTGGGAGTCGAACCCACAACTATTTCTCAATAGACTGGTTTCGTAGACCAGGACGGTCATCCAATTACGTTTTACCCCTACTTAAAAAAGGAACGCCCTTTAAAGTCCGGGAATGACTGTTGCAAGGCTGGTTACTATTATTCGCCATCTTGCCTTAATGGAACAATGCATCACGCCCCTTTCGGGATTAACGCTTCTTCGTTCCGTCCTCTGTCTGAAATTTAAGCTGTGAAAAAAAAAATCAAACTGCTGTACGTTCCTTAGTTTTTTTTTCGAAAGGCTAAAAGTTGCAACATACTATCATGTGCCATCCGTATTTAATGGGCTTGAACCACCTGACTGCGCATTTCCTTTCTTTTGAAAGGCTTTTCCCCTCCATGATAATATTTCAGCCTTTTTACCTTTGTACACCCGGCAGGATTCGAACCTGCGACCCACTGCTTCGTGCCACTCTATGTTACCATAGCCAAACAATACCTTGACTAATGTCGTGAGCCTTGGTTATATGCACACGTCTGATTTCCACAGATATTTACATTCTTAACCAGTATTTGTCTGTTGTGGCCTGGAATACATCTTTACCATATTGAAATTCTTGCAAGTAATCACAAAGCATTTTTATTACTTATTTATTTAATGAGTTTCGTAACCCACTCTTTTGTGATAATTTCAACTTAGGTATCTCCTATATACTCTCTACACATTTATGAGAAACCGACTGGCCTTTCACAGTCTATGTTAGCATCCTTCGTAGGTATTGTACCTACTTCTCCTAATTTCTCAATTTAGCACGGTATTATCCTTCCTTATTGGTTCAGATGCAGTTTACGTTTGCTGCAAGCCATTGAAACCGTATTCCACTTTCGCCTATAGGCTACTAAGGGTCTTCAATTTTAACTAGGACTTCCACCGTTTTAGGGAGTTTCTACTATGGGATTTCTCGCCATAGCATCCAATTTACCTTATAGAAGGCAGTTGCTCTATCCCCTGAGCTACGGGTGCATTATAGTTCTTCGTCTGGCCCAACCAACGGCGCATTATGTATCTCATACAATATTAATGCCGTTACAATAGCAAATAAACAAGTCAACGCAATTAATATCCACATATCCTTTATTTTTATTTTACTTTGCAAATATACAAAAAAAATATTGAAAAAGAAAATGGTTTACAATTAATTTTTGTTAAAATTCCATTTCATTGTATTCGTTCCAAGATATTCCCTTTGGCTTATAATTGGCCTTCCAATCTTCATATGAGTGGTAATTAACATTTTTGGCCTTTGTATCTGCTTTCTTAGCGTTATCATAAGACCTATTACCAACTCTTCCGATTGCGGCCTTATTTATTGCTGCTTGTTCTTTTGAATAAGGTCCTCCAACACTTCCGTGAACTTCTGACCATTCGGCTTCAGCTAAAACCTTATTAATTGATTCGGTTATTATTCTATCTATATTCATAATGATATTATATTTCACTATAAATATCATTTAATAACAGTTTCGCAACGTTTAGAACTATTTACTTCTTTAATTTTATTTTTAAGCCACTCTCTAGATGCCCTTTGTATTTCACCTAATATATGGCTTTGATACCAATCAGAATTCGTACTCATTTATTTTACTTTTTAACATCAACTACTGCTATCGTATCGTTATGCTGGCCTCCATGAGCAACAAATAAAATCTCTTTTATTTCACACCCATACTTTTTACCAACTCCGCCTGAATTCCAACCGAATGTGATGCATATGCCTCCGGGTTTCAAAATCCTACCAATTTCTTCTTTCTGCTTTGACCAAAAAGATGCAGATGTGCTTTCCCAATCCACGGTTCTTTCAAGTTTAGTATAGCATGTTTTTACTTGATTAGGCGAAAATGGTGGGTCATATAGTATCATATCAATTGAATTATCATCAAACATTTTAAGGAAGTCCTTTGCGTCTAAATGATAATCAGTATCGTATTGTGGGTCAATATCGTTAGTAATCGTTCCGTGTTTATTTGAATTGGCAAATGGGTCTAATATAATTGCCCCTTCGGGTAATGTTGCCTTATATTTCTCTATTAGTTCTTTGAAAGGCTTTATTGAGAATGTATTTTTGTTAGGCATTGCCCAAGACCGCCTCAATATAACTCCACTTTCTTCTATCGTTTTAAATTCAGCCATTATTATCTATAATTTATTAATGTATTATTAAGTACACCTGGTGAGACTCGAACTCACACGCCTTTCGACACTACATCCTTAGTGTAGCCTGTCTGCCAATTCCAGCACAGGTGCGTTTACATTATAAATAATAGAATAATATAACTAAAAGTAAACAACTATCACGGTTTCTTTATGATATCAACGCCATCAAATAAATCACCGGCAAAATCTACTTTTTTCCTGTTAGGGGACAATATGTTTGGCTCCGTTTTAAACCACGAATCAGATGCCATATCTTCCTGTTGAGGAACAAAACCGGTAATAACCTTTTTATTTGCTGCATCATATTTGCAAATTGTCTGTTCAGCTTCAACAGAGCCTCCATTTGCATCTGCAATTGATTTCAAAATATTATCTTTACACCATTCAGATTTAACCAGGGCTTTCTTTTTCATCCACAAAAATGAATCTCCCCATTCTTTCTTGGTGGCGAAACCGCCATCTTCAAGATGTTTGTAACATTCACCAAAAGTCATATTATTATCAATTTAAAACATTATTTCCCCAGTAAGGATAATTCTTCTTTTCATTTTCCGGCGTATCAATAACACTATATTGAGCGCCACAATTTGGGCATGAATATTCAGTGATTAAGGCATCGTCATCTTCATCTAAAGAATCATATCCCCAATCACTGAGCATAAAATTGCTTGAGCAAATTAATTCATGACCACACCGCCAACATTTTTCCATAACTAAATCATTTTCTAAAATTAGCACCCTAACAGCGCTCCTATGGAATTACCCAATGGACTGTTGCCTCTCTCTTTGCATAAGGCAATTGAGACATTTACGAGGCTCAAGGGCACTGGTTTGATGCTACTACTATTGCCCTTTTTTCGTTATTGAGCGGATAAGGGAGCACGATTCCCCAACCTTCTGCATGGCAAGCAGACACTCTACCAATTGAGCTATATCCGCATTTAATAGAGCGGGTAAAGGGAATCGAACCCTCATCAGAAGATTGGAAATCTCCTACACTAACCGTTGTGCTATACCCGCAAATTTGGAGCATTTTGAAAGGATGCTCCATAACCTTTCTCAAAATTACTGAACAGTTATTACTATTGCTGTCCTGCCCTTCTCAGGGTCAACTCCCTTGCCTTCTGCACTAGCAACCTTTATACCCTTCTTGGTTAAGAAGTCAGAAACCTTTGCTGCCCTCATTTCAGAAAGCCTCTGATTAAACTCCTTGCTTCCCTCTGGTGATGCAGTAGCAGTAATTTCAACAATTGAATTCTCACCAATCTGATTAAGAATGAACTTAGCGGCGGGAGTCAGTGTTGACTTACCAAACTCAAAAGGAACAATCCACTTTGTAGTGCCATTTGTTACGGTAACTGTCTTTTCTACTACCTTCTCTACCTCTTTAATCTGAGACTCACGTTTCTCGCATTCATCAAGCTTGCCGTTGAGATATGAAATCTCATTAATCATAGCGCCGACATCATATGTCTTGAAGTGATGTGTACCATTGCCATTCTTGAAATGATAGATGAAAGACACGTTAACCGCCAATTGCGCATTGTGCTTATCAAAATGAATGTGGCCAGGCTTATTAAGGTTCCAGTAAATCGCAGGTGTTACAACGATTGAGGTTGCCTTATTCTTGCCAAGGTTAAAAGCGAGGTCAAGACCTGTCTTTGCTGTCATATAGTTGGCTGATGTGTTCCACGTATGAAGCCAACCAATACCAGTTACGGTACTAACCTCAAATGTACGTGGTGTACCATTATACCCGCCAAAGATGTTTGACAGATTAAACACCGCATTTGCGCCGACATTAGTAGCCTTAACCGCTGTCTTAATATCGCTGAAATGATTATCATTCAGCACCGCAATGCCCTCAGCCTGAAGTCCAAATACAGGAGAGAAATCCTTCTGAATCTTCAAACCAACATTGGTATTAAGAGGAAACATTGAATTGAAATCAAGAGGTGTTGAAACGCCTGCCGTCACTCCAAGACTAATGTTATCAAACACACGGCTGTTCTCAGTCGCAATCTGCGCATTAGCACTAGTAAATGCACCCATAATGAGCGCAAACATTAAAATAAACTTCTTCATTTTTTTCACTTTAATTTTTTTTTTCGAAACAATTATTATTTTAATTTTGTAAGTTTAAATTCATATGAATACCCATCTTGTTCGCCTATACCATTTGCCGCTGGTACTTTAACCACTTTGTACTTGGACATTTCGCAATTGAATCCTCTTCTTTGAAGAGTTTTTTTAATCAGTTCAATGCCATCATAGCAATATCTATACATACGACTAACAATTGGTATAACAAGAATATTAGGTGGCTCGGCACCTGTCTTTGAAGGTTTACCTTCAATTAAACCGTATGTTTCAAGCTTGCTAAATATTATACTAAGAAAACATAGGTTATACTCAGGAAAATCAATAGTTTCCTTTGTCTGTTTTTCGTAAACATGCGTCATAACATTATTTTTTTTTTATTAAAAATTTTCTTCACTAAAGGAGTCATTTTATCCCGACGGTATTGGATTCGAACCAATGACCTCTTGGTAAAATCCAAGGCTCTATCCACTAAGCTAACCTTCGCAGAAAAGTGCTGTTAGACTCCTTGAATGGGATTAGGAAACAATTTTAAAATTGCTGGCGCTCTAAACCTACTGAGCTACTACGTCATAACAACGTGGGTAGGATTCGAACCTACGACCTCCTGCTTGGAACAATTTAATAATGAACCTTGCTGTACGTTTCCTTGAAAGTCGGGAAAACAGGACTCGAACCTGCGACCACAGCATCCCAAATGCCGCATTCTACCTACTGAACTACTTCCCGAAATTAGCGCTCTAGGATTAAGGATGTCGAGCGCCACACACCGACCAAAGTCACTCACTATCGCTGAGCCTATCGTATTTTTCTTTTGCAAATATACAAAAAATATTTGTAATAAGAAAATTTTATATGTTAAAAAATATTAATTATTGTTGTGGAGGTAGGATTCGAACCTACGAAGGAATTAACCACTTGATTTACAGTCAAGCCCATTTGACCACTCTGGAACTCCACAATTTAAAAGCATAGGCTTCTCAACCACAATCCTTTCGAATTGACTACACTAGTGAGGTGTATATGCTTTTATATTTATACCAACGTTCTAGAATTCTTGCATTATTACCTCTATAGTCTTATGCTGCTCTTAGAGAGGTTGCCTAAAGACTTGCGTTGGCATTTATTTAAATTTTCCTAATCTTATAGCTTCTACAAGATAGTTATATACTGCTTCCCAATCTGTCTCAGCATCAAATCCGAACTTATCATCTATCCCTACATTGAAATACGTTTTCTCATCAAAGCAAGACAATTCGTTATTTTTTGTTTCGCTATTGCTGTTAACCATATCGAAGCTAATACCATTAGCTTTAAAATATTCCAAATATTCATTTATTGATTCTTTATGACTAGATGTCCAGAGTATGAGACTAATATTTCTGGAATAACTCATTATCTGAAGCGATTCCTTTGCTAACGGATACCACTTATGGTTTTCCTTTTCGTGATAACAGGCTTCAAATATCGTATCGTGGATATCCACAAGCACGTATATTTTATCCCATTTGCGCTCAACCATTCGTTTAAATGCGTTATCGAAACTTTTCTCTATACTCATTTTATTTATACGTTCCAAAGTCTACTTGTTAAAGGATGCCAATCATCTTTTGTAACTTGAAAATAATGATAGCCTCCATGCAATTCAGACATATATTCGCCAACATCTACAATAGTTCCGCTATCAGAATCATAGCCAAAATAACAAGCCTTTTTATTATTCAGCTTTAATAATTTTATTGACGGGAAATCTCTCATAGAAATCATTGTTCCATCTTTTATACTTTCCCAATCAATTGCAAACGGCTTTTCTTTTTCCATTATCTTAATATTATTAGTATTACTAGTAGCCGATAGGGGAGTCGGACCCCTCTTTTGAGAATGAAAATCTCACGTCCTAACCGATAGACGAATCGGCCATTTATAACTTGGTGTGCTATTACGCCAAAAAAGCATATTGATTACCCTCTGCACACTAGAGGTGAGCTATTAACCCTCACATAGTTCCGTAAATGAGGAATTGCTTTACTCTTTAAATGATGGCTGCTTCCAAGCCAACATCCCAAGTTATTGTACTCTATTTTGGATTCGAACCAAAGTGACAGCCGTGAGAGGGCTGCATCCTGAGCCTCTAGATGAATAGAGCATTTTAGGAAACTTTTTGTTTTTACGGATTTGCAGTCTTAAAGTGAAAATTGCTGTGAGTTTCCTTGTCGTTTGCAAATATACAAAAAATGTTTCTAATAAAAAAATTTTATATGTTAAAAAACATAAAAAAATGTGGATAACCTATATCACATAGATTATCCACTTACAAAAAATTCTGCGTATGTTTAATAAAAAAACCACTATTATAATTCAGATAATCTACTTAGCATAATACCACAGGTTCACCACCGAAGAGATAAATCCCCTCGTAGCGTCCGTATCTAGGTTCTGCTATGTAAATTATTGAGTTCATATTTTTTTCTATTTTATAATAAATATATAATAATTTTAAAAAGTGAACAATAAAAGCATTTTTTATTCCCATAATGCTTCCTCATCTTGAAAAATATTTGTGCTTTCTGCCACTCCAT